GTTCGCCAAGGGTGTTAAGCCCTGCACCAGCATCACCAATCAGAGTAGATATTTCATCATCCACATACTTTTTAGTAGCGGCATCTAAGTCATTTGTCGGAGCAGTAAGGTTCTGAATGGTAGCTGTGGTATTAGCATTCATATTCAACGTGCCATCAATCGTGACGTTGTTGAATGATGACGTACCAGAGGCCGCTGTTACGTTACCAGTTAGATCACCTGTGACATCCCCCGTAACATCGCCTGTGACGTTACCTGTAACATTACCAGTTACATTGCCCGTCAGTGCGCCAGTAATTCCACCAGAGGCTGTTACCGTAGTGAACGCACCGCTTGATGCCGTAGTAGCGCCAATAGTAGCACCGTCTATTGTACCACCGTTTATGTCAGCGGATGCTAGAGTAGCTGCGCCCGTAGTTTGCAGTGTGGTAAACTTACCAGTGGTATGGCTAGAAGCACCAATAGTAGTGCCATCAATAGCACCTGCATTGATATCAACTGTCGCAAGTGTTGCAGTACCAGAAGCACCTAGAGTAGTGAAAGCGCCTGTACTTGGAGTAGACGCACCAATAGTGGCCCCATCAACCGTACCGCCGTTAATATCGGCTGTAGCAGCTACAAGGCTAGTGTTTGCATTTAGAGTAGTGAACGTACCAGCGGCTGGGGTAGTAGTACCAATCGTAGTGCTATCAATAGCACCAGAGTTCAGATCAATCGATGTAATTGTTGTTGTGCCAGTAGCAGACAGGTTAACCAGCGTGGTATCACCAGTAACGCCAAGCGTAGAGCCAAGAGCCGTTGCTCCTGTGATATTCAGAGTACCACCAGCGGCTACGTTACCAGAGGCTGAAATCCCTCCGCTAAGAAACAAATCCTGAAAACGGTTGCTGTTATCACCTAAATCCACGGTATCAGTGGCTGCGGGTAGGATAGCTGTACCAGAATTTACCTGTACCAGTTCCCGCCATACGGCTGCACCAGTGCTGTTTCCTACACAAATGTATATACGACCAGTAGTAGTGTTTTCCCACAAAGAACCAGGCGCATAACCATCATTATTGTCATCTGTTACAGTCGGAGTAGTAGTAGCATCTAGTTTATTCTTACCACCGATACCACCATGTACGGCGGGCAGGTAACCAGACACAGAAGTAGTTAGATTAATTTTAGGCGAATTACCTGTAGAGCCATCGTGTGAATGGCCTGAAGTAGCATTAAATGCAGCCGCTACTTGGTTAAACTCTGAGTTTAGCGGGGGTGCAGTAATCGGTGATCCGTTAATAATCGAACCAGTAGACTGCCGTGTGTAACCTGCCATCTGTTATCTTCTCCCTGCCGTGGTAAATTCAAAGACCATTCCTTGGATAGAAAACGGTTCTGTCTGCCCTACAGTCACAAAAGTGGCCTGTGCAGCAAAACCAGATCCCTGAATATCACTGGTCATAATCGGCTTTGATGAGCCGCCATAAAGTACGTTGGTTGCGTTATAACTAATGTTCCTACCGCCATAGCGAGTAGGAGCGCCTGTCGATGATTGTGAGTAAGTTGCAGGAGTTGATGTTGCCCCATCACCCCAATCGTATGTCATGGACAGAAGCATCTCAAACGGGCCTTCGCCTCGAATGAAGGTATTAATCTTACGCATTACTTTGCGCTGCTCTGTCTCTCCGAAATCTAAATACGGAGTGGCGTATATTGATACTATGTCACCGCCATTAAAGCTTGTGCCGTGTTCTTGCTTGTAGACTTTACCATCATAGTCTGCGTGAAGAATTAACTCAGATGTACCAATATATCCGCTGGTACAGCACGATGCTCTGATCCCTAATAATTCACCAAACTCCCAGCTAATAGAACCTGAGTTATTTGTAAGGCCACCAATAATACCAATACTGTCTGAGGCATCTTTTGAAGTATCACCTATGAAGTACCGTATCTGTGATTTGGATCTGATAACAACGCCGTTAAGCGTATCCATATCTTCGTTAGCAATAATGTCTACAAGTGTAGCCTGGATCGACTTACTAACAGTTTCAAGTTCAACGTCACCAATTCTGGATGTACCAGCCACAGGACGAAACCCGTCTGGTGCTAGGAACATTAAGTCACCACCAATTTCAAGTACGCTGTCTCTGGCAACACAGCCCACGTTAGCTGTAACTTGAGTTAGAGCAAATTCATTAGAGGTGTTTACGTTAATCTTCTTAATAGAGTTGTCGCCAAATACGAATAAGTCATCACGAAACGGTTTGATTTGAACAACATCAAAGCCAGCCGCTATCTGGCCCCCAGCCGCTGAGAAGTTCCATGTATATGGATCGTTGGGGGCACTATGGGCTACTGCCGCTCTAGTAGCTTCATGCCCTGACAAAAATATATGGTTCTCAAATACGTCTACAAGTGCAGGAGCATTCAGCGCCTGATCTCCACCCGCTGTATTATTGGCTGCGTCATACCCACCAGCATGTGAAGACTTTATCTCTTTCCAATTAGCACCATTAAATACGATGGCAGGATTAACTCCGTCAGCAAATATAATGTGATTACCTGTACCAAAGTTAAATACGGCATGACGTAGTTTGCTTACCGTAAGCCCGTTGAGGGTCATTGGTCTGGTAACGGAATGGTCTAGAGTAAACTTACGCCAGCCAATGTAGGCAGTGTAGTAGTAGAAGCTATAATCTGTGCCGCCAGCATCTTGCCGTGCTGCAATAATTTTAGTGGAATTGGTTACATCATCTTTAAAAATAGCTAGGCCAAGCACTTTACCCTGACCTGTTGTCTGACCTGCTACGGTTACTTCTCCGTAGTCGCTATCAAAATCATCATAGCCCTCAATACGACGATAGCCCCCGAAGAGGCCTGGTTCGTAATTAACTAATCGGGTAGCTGCGCCAGGACTGTTATCCGAAAGATCTAAATGATTTTCGTTAGAGTTCAGGCCACCACCACAGATTACTTTTAATGACTGTATTTGGTCGGGCATCTAGAATTTGATCCTAGTATCTCTGATAGAGACATTGTTATTTATGTAGAGGGTCTGGAGATCCTTGATGCCTTTCTCAAACGATATAAAGGCAGCTTGGGCAGACTCCATGTTATCTTTAAACATGTACATGTGATAAAGCGCACCATCGATTAAAACGGTGTCGTAGCTTTCTGGTATACGGGTGACATCAGTTGCATTCGTGATGTCAGAGTAATTCATAAAATAGCGAAACTTTAAGGTATACGCTTTGTTGGGTGAAGGGCTAACCCCATAGCCGTTACCATGAGCAGGGAATATATACTCAGGCATATCTCTACCTGTAACTCCCGCCGTATAGTCGGCATCACGATGATCAGAGTACCATTCATCCTGTTCGATAAATTTAAGAGTTTTATACCCTGCACCTAGATTATCGTTAGCTTGAATTTGGAAGCTATTCCAATCAGCTACTTTAAAATACTGAGGCCAAGTATATTCTGTTTGCCCTACAATTAAAGTATCAGTTTCTTCCGCAGCATTAAAAGGCCAACCAAACTCTGCCTGATTGATCTTAGCTACCGCTGCTTTAACGGCGTCTTTAACAAGTGCCTGAACACCACGGGCTGAACTAAAGTCAGCTTCCGCAATCTCCACCTCATTTAAACGGCGAAGGGTTTGGTTACAAAGATCGATATAAGAAGTGGGCATAAGTTAACCTTAATAAAGTGAGAGGCAGGTACTTGACCTGCCCCCCTAAGTAAGTTTATGCTAGGTTATAGTTAGCAGTGAACAACGCCTCTGGGCGAAGCACTTTTCTGCCGAATAACTGCATGCCCCGAACCACATCGCTGAAGGTATCTGGAGAACGGAATGTCTCTACCTTGGCGATCTGATCAGCTACTGCTACAGCACTATCGTGACCTGCTACCATCACCCCGAAATTTGTTTCGGAACCCGCAGAAGCGGTAGTGTCTAGGTTGCCAACGTAAGGCAAGTTGTTCGACACATAGATAGTAAAGTTACGGATCTTAGCTGGAAGCTGGCCATTACGGATCTCAGAAGAACCACCAAAGTCTGCGTTAACAAGCTTTGAATCTTCGTCGAGAAGGATTTCTGCCAGGATTGGTGAGATTACAGCCCATCTCCCATCTGTAGCTACATTGGCCTCATCCATCTTACGATTGATGCGGTTCAAAATAGCTAACGGGGAAGTGATAGCACCTGCTCCACCGCCAGCGGCGATTGGAATAGCTGTTACTTCACCGTCTACACCCAAGTCAGAACCACCGAAATCAGTGATGTCCAATTTGTTTGCAGCAAGCAATTCGTCCGTACCCGCATTTACGTTTGCAACAGATCCAGATGTGGTTGTATTTCGTGCCCATGCGCCTGGTGTTTTCCACCCAGACATGTAACCCAAAACTTCCGCATCAAACGCATCA